TCAACATTTAAATGATGAAAAGTGCAAAAAAAGTGCATTTTCTTCAAAACATGCACCTTTCACCATTACATCAGCGATTGTTGGATGCGCCACCCGCGTGGCCAAAAATCCACCGTCTGGGCCGGTAAATTCAACTTCTGTACCCACTGTACACACGCAAACGCCCCAGACACGCAGACAGACAGACAAACGGACACAATGACGGACACAGTCTGAATTCAGACAGGCTGTAACCCGCGCACCGCCTGATGTTTTTTGTGCCACCCGCCGGTCTGCCAGACCGTTGCCCCGTCAATTTTGACCGCCCACGGCCCACTGTGCCAAGACACTGTCGGACCCCCGGTTTTAGTTACAAAAAATCTGCGTGTTCTCGTGAACCTCATGCATGAGTTTTTGAGTGTTTGGAAAGATTGCTTGAAAAACAGTGATTATTTTTTTATTTTTATTATAATGTGGACAGGGGTCTAGACATATGGCGCGAAGAATAGATAAACCGGTTCCAAAACACTTGCGAAACGCGGTGCAACTGGAGCAAGAATTGGCTTTGATTGAAAGAGAAGACATGATGCTCCAGCATCCGACCTTTCTCGGCAACCAAAGACAGTTCATTGACCGGATATATCAGCACTTACCAGAGGTGGCTGACAAACTAGTCAAGTTTATGACTGCAAATCCAGAGCGAGTTTACGGTTCAAACGGTACTGTTCAGCTTATGTTGCCAGAAGATGTGGCCATGACAGACGGTCAGCTACAATTATTCAAGCTAATACTACAGAAGGGCTTACCTAATCAGGCCCCGGTAACAATGTCAGGCGAACAAAACCAGTTTGGCTCCGGTAAAGTAGCTATAACTATAAATCAAACCGGACCTAGTGTGGATTTAGAGAACATTACCTCTTCTGTAGACGGTGTAAGCAGGGGTCAAGCGGAGAAAGTAAACACTATTTCTTTTAATCGGCCAGATATAGTGGACCATAATGACAACTGAGATAACTTTTGAGGCCCATCATACACAACAGCTAGTATTAGAGGACCCTCACCGCTTTATCACTATGGTTTGCGGCAGACGTTGGGGAAAAGACCACCTAGCTTCTATCAAAATACTTTCACACAGCCTTACACATACAAGTAGCCGGGGCGGTAAGATGTATGCGTGGCTGAACCCTGTCTACAATCCACAGGGCAAAGAAAGTTTCCGGGTGTTTCGTTCCTTTGCTGAAAGTGGTGGACTTATAAAGAAGGTTGTAGAGACCCCACCAATGGAAGTGCGCCTAATAAACGGCGATAAGGTTACATTCTTTTCTGCGGACCAGCCAGATAACCTACGTGGTGGACAGTATGACGGCGTTATTTTAAATGAGGCTGGGTTTATATCTGACCTAGACGAAGTTTGGTCTGGTCCCGTAGCGGCGATGTTGCTAGACAGGGCGGGTTGGGCGTGGATTATGGGAACGCCCAAAGGTAAAAATGCTTTTCATAAGTTCTTTTTACGTGGACTTCAACCAGAGACAGAAGACGGCAAGCCTAATCCGTGGAAGAGTTACCGGTTTCCTACTAAGACAAACCCCTTCATACCACCAGAAGAACTGGACCGGCTCAAAGATGAACTGCCAGCCGATATGTTTCGTCAGGAATTTGAAGCGGAGTTTATGGACACTGGTGGCGCGGTGTTTCGCGGCCTTGACCAGATGCGGTCTAGAAGTGATGGTCTTGAACTTATACCACAGGCAGACAACTGCCGCGTAGGCATAGACTTGGCGAAGCATACAGACTTCACATGTTTGGTAGCTTTAGATAATTCTAACACTGTTATTGGATATGACAGGTTTAATCAGCTTGATTGGACGATTATAAGCCAACGTATAGAACATTTTTGCTCTAGGTATAGAGGCAAGGTGGTGCTGGATGCTACAGGTGTTGGTGACCCTGTATATGAGAACCTTGTCAGCAAAGGTTTGGTGATTGAACCCGTTAAATTTACGAACGATAGAAAGACCCAGATGGTTCAAAACCTGATGCTTCTTATTGAAGAGGGTTGTGTGCAGATACCCCTGCCCGGTCAGAGCCTTGACCCAAGCCATGACACTGCAACTATGTGGGCCGAACTTGAAGCCTATACATATACCATCACTCCAACAGGAAGAATTAGATATGAGGCCCCACGCGGTTTTCATGATGATACAGTTACTGCTTTGTTTCTAGCCGCTTCCGCAATGCCGATGATGACGGCCCAAGCATTTGCAGATGTGGACTTGAATAACGTCAGGGGCATTGGCGAGTTGTAAAGTTATGGACCACCTATGTACAGGGGTAGCCATATACTTTATTTTATTGTAATATCGTGTCTATGTCTGTGTCTGGAGAACGCTATGCCTTATTCTGCAAAACAAAAGAAGCTCGCTCGGATAGCTCCGCCTCGTAATAAAATCACTAAGGCGGACTTTGATGTTCTTAATAGGGGCAAGAAAAAGGCAAAGAAAAAGAAGAAAAGAGCATGAAAAAAATTCAACAACCTGTTCGTCCTAGAGTAAAGCCCAAGGGAAAAGTTAAGCAGGGTCTATCTATAATGGCAAAGAGCGACCAGACACACTTTGCTCCACGTAGAAATTTAAAGGTTTAGACATGGCACACGATAACCGTGGTAAAGGCGACCAGTCTGGGGTCAATTCTCTTGTACAATCAACAGATACGATTTCAGATAACGTAGCTACCCAGCGTATGCAAGAAGCCGGTCCCAACGATTTAGGACCTAAAGTAGACCCAGTAGAGGCCCTACAGAATGCGCGAAGTGATATTCGTAGGGATATGATTAACGATGCAGTTGTTGCCGCCGAATATGATAGATTGGCTAATCCAGAACCTGACGCGATGGAGAGCATGGCCGATGTTCGGGAAGCCGCTGTGGTGGTATCTTCAGAAGTACCGACTGGCGCGGATTTCGTTGGTAGTGCTTTGGTTGAACGTGAGAATGCGGCTAAGTTTCTGGATAAGGAAACAGAGAAAAAATTAATTGATTATGTCCACGCTCATTTTGATTTGAGTTATGACCGGATGTCTAAGCGATATGATTATTGGAAAGATGCAGAAGTCACACACGATATCTTCGTTCCCTCTAGAGTAATCGATGATAGTAAGAGAAAAAGCAGACAAAACTATTCTAGTGGTAGAATAATTGACCAGATTAAAACACCATACTCCCGGTCAATCAGTGATACTATATGTACATATAACCTAGCCATTTTTGGTGGCGCACCCCCGTTCCGAATTGAACCCACAAGCCGAGATACTAGCCGTAAATCTGCAAGGATTTTAGAACAGCGGCTCCATCACAATATGAGGCGTGTTGGATACGAACAGCGGTTGTACCAAATCTTCTTGGACAACAATCGTTATGGTATGGCACCTGTCGCAAACTTTTATGGCAAGGACGGTAATGTACCTGTCAACATTGACCCTTGGGCTTATTTTCCTGACCCGCGTGTCACCGCACAGAACAGACACGAAGCAGATTTTATAGGCTACAGAACATGGGCCAGCTTAACGGCCCTATACAGACGGGGTCATTATGACAACCTTGAACGCATAGCTGACCAGAGACCTTCTCTTGCTTGGACCTCTAATCAGTTTCTAAAAGACACTATCCGTGAACAAAGCGTGGACCCCACACTCTACGGTAATTACGGAACAGACTATAAGAACTACTTTGGACTTGGAACCGCACACGTTCTCAACACTCTTTATGTTTTTATGGACCCACGCCGTCTGGATATTCCAGCACCGTTTGGTTTGTATCGCATCGTTGTGGTGGATGAAAACGTGGTGGTTCAGTTTGATGTTTCACCTTACCCACATGATAGCATTCCTATTATTCATGGCGAGGGTCAGTATGATGCACACAAAACTTTTGCGTCTTCTTTATATGACTTGCTCATGCCTTTACAAAGGTATCAAGACTGGCTCCTTCGGACCCGTGTGGAGAATGTACAGAGTATTGTACAAAACCGTTTAGTTGTTGATCCAAATCGAGTGAACATAAAGGATATACTAGACCCGAATGCCGCACGACTAGTTCGTACACTACCCGGTGCAAACCCCGGCGATGCTATCTTACCTCTTCAGGTTCCAGACGCTACACGGAACTACTTTGCAGATTTAGACACGGCTGGCCAACTTATGCAAAGAGTTGCCGCCGCATCAGATACCGCGCAAGGTATTCAGGCTGAGACACAGCGAACTGCTACAGAGATTGCACGTCTTACGGCTCTAGGACAACAGCGACTTGGTATGCAAGCACGTCTTTTGTCTAGCACTACTATCAGACCTCTTGTGCGTCAGATGATATCAAACCTTCAGTTCTTTGAGGTTGATGGCGGCATGGTTTCTATTCCAGAAGAAAGCACCAATGATAATCCGTTAGGTGATACTAAATATAGTCGTAGTGATATTCTTGGTGACTTTGATTATGTGGTTGTAGACGGGACGCTCCCACAATCACCTGAAGAAAATTCAGAAAATTTAATAAGAGCTATTCGTGTTCTCTCTGAAACAGGAGCCGCACAAAACTATGACATGGATATGTTTGTAGAACGATTGATTGAGAGCTTTGGTTTTACAGATGTAGAGAACTGGAAGAAACAACCTAGTGAGGTGGTTCCTGATGAACAGATTATGCAACAACTTCAAGCTGGAAATCTGGTTCCGATGGGACAAGCCGTTCAAGAAATGGGTCAGCCGGGTGTGGTTCCTAATCAGCCTCAACCACTTACGCCGAGAGTTCGATGAAGGCTTACTCAGGAATGACATCCACCATATCTGGCAACTCTGAGAACAGGCCAGAGAGTTATAGACGTGTGCGAAAAACACGGACTTGTTGTTGTGACATACCGGTAGTCAGACGAAGAAAAAGACAGAGGATAAAAATTGGCAAAGGAAGTTAAGAGTGAAGAACTCACAAAAGGATTTCAAAGGTTAGAAAAAAATTACTTTTGGCAGACTTACAGGTCTCGGTTAGAAGCCGAGTATGAAAGGGTTGAGTTGGCACTGATTAGTAATGCATCGGCTGAAGCCGACCAGTTACGAGTATGTGCTTCGTTAATGTCAGCATTTCGCACTGCGTTAGAGCTTCCAGAAAGAATGATACAGGAAGCACAGACGCAAGAGGAAATTGAAAGGTTTGAAAACGATGGCTGAGAATAAGACAGAAGCGGAAGTTACCGCACAGAAGAACCCCGGCTCTGGGGCAATCACTGACCCTGCACAGGCGGCAAACCCGCCAGCAAATGCCCCTACCCCACAGACAGAGGCAGAAGCTAACCCTGATAAATCTGGTTTTTCAGCGGCAGAACGATTACAGGCTAACGATAGAATGCCTGTAGATTTTGATTTTGAAGTGACAAACAACCCTGACCCAAGGGCTGGCGCAGAGGCCGGTGATGCAAACGCTCAAGATATGGGTGATGTAGAGCCAGATGCTATCTCTCGTATGCTCAAGATTAAGTATCGCGGTCAGGAAGAAGAGATACCTGAAGAAAAAGCTATTACTATGCTCCAGCAGTTCAAGAGTATGGACAGCAAGTATGGCCCAATCATGGAACTTGCCAGACGTGTGCAAGAGCAAACCGGCATCACAGACCCTAATCAAATAGCTAATGCTATGGGTGAAGGTATGCTACAGATGCTTCAGGCACAACAGCAAGGTCAAGCAAATGCTACACCCGCTGAAAGTCCTGTTGTATCCGAAGCTAGTTCTGACCCTCGCGTAATGCAAAAGAATGTGCAGTCTGATGAGCAAGCTACACAAGCGGCCCAAGAATTTTTTGAAGAAAATGGTCTTCAGCCAACTGATGCGGCGTTCAAGTCTATGGCGAACATTTTCAAATACTCTACTGCTATAGAACAAGCGGCCACAATTCTGCCAACTTTGATGGAAGATGTTAACATGTTCAAGCAACAGCAACAACAAGCGGCTATGCAATCACAGCAAACCCTTGTTGATGCTCAAGCCGCCGCCACCGCTCAAGAACTTGGTATTGATGATGAGCAGACCTTCAACGATTTTGTCTCTTTTGTAGAGATGCAAGAGCAGATGTTCCCCGGATATAAGAGTGCAATTGCAATGAACCCTAGTGCTATGGACAAATCAATTCGTGATTATCATGCAATTGCAAGCGGTAATCGTAATGCGACAGAACAAGCGCAGATGAAGCAACAGGTCGAAAAAGATATTGCACGGGCTGGTGGTGAGACTGTGGCTAGTCGTGGTTCGGACGAACCGGGTCAAGCCGCACCAAATCGTAGCTTTAATGACCAGATGCTTGACCTTCTTTAGTGGTGCGAAAACGCAAATGGTTTGATTGGAAGCGTTTACGAAATAGAAAACGTAGAACAGCTTACAAATCACCTATTGTAAATCAGACACAGACACAGACATAAACAGTTGATTTGTGTCTGTGTCTATATTATTATGTACTTGACTTTGATGAATGCCAACCAAACGGCGTTGTGTCGGCCAAGACCGAGCGGAAACTAGCCTAACAATTACCTAGCGGAGCAATCAGAGAGGCGAACCCCTTTTAACTCTGGCTATATGAGGTAATTACTATGGCTACTCTCGGTATGCGTGGCACCGGGTCTTTTCCCGCTGACCATCGCCCTGAAAATTATCGTGAGAAGTACCTGATGCTGGAGCCGAATGGTTCGGCCCCACTGACGGCAATTCTCTCGATGCTTCCTTCCGAAGCAACTGATGACCCTGAATTCCACAACTTCCGTAAGGATTTACCGGACTTCCGGTTCACCCACTCTGGCACAGCCACTGCGGCGGCCACTACTCTGACTGCAACTGCGGCGGCTGATTTGACTTTCATCCGCATTGGTATGCTGATGAGAAACTTCAATACTGGTGAAGTTATCAAAGTAACTGCAAAGCCATCAACCACTACTCTGACCGTAACTCGCGGTGTTGGTAATGGTGGTACTGGTGCATCTGTTACTGCTAATGACATCTTCTTCATGATTGGTAATGCAAACGCTGAAGGCGCGGATGTCCCAGACAGCATCTCTTACGATGCCGCAAGCACCGAAAACTTCTGCCAAATTTTCCGTACACCATACAGCATCACACGTACTGCGATGCACACGAACTTCCGTACTGGTGACCAGTACCTTGAGAAGTCTCGCGATGCTTTGAAAGAGCATATGGTTGGTATGGAACGTGCGATGATTTTCGGCAAGAAAGACATCATCACCGGTACTGCTGGTAAACCAGAGCGTTACACTGACGGCTTGATGAACTCTATTACTACTAACGTAGAAGATGCCGCCGCCAATGCAAACGCTGGTGTGCTTACTGAAGCTGAGTTTGACGCTTTCCTAGCAGAAAAAGCCTTTGCTTTCGGTTCATCCGAAAAGCTAATGCTGACTGGCTGGAAGGTGGCAGACCATCTCCAGAAGCTGGCAAAGAACCGTTACCAGATTAATTCTACTGGTACTGGCGATGCCTACGGTGTGACTTTCACCACCTACAACACTTTTGCTGGAACTCTTCAGGTGAAGACCCACCCAATGTTCCGTCAAATCCCCGGTGCTGAAAAAGACGCAATTATCCTTGATACAAAGGACCTTCGCTACCGCTATGTAGATGATACACAGCTTCTGAAGGACCGTCAGGGTAACGGCGTAGATGGCGTAATCGATGAATACCTGACCGAAGCTGGTCTGGAAATTCTTCAGGAAAAGACACACGCTGTCATCACTGGCTGGAATGCTACATCTTAATCCAGACACGGATTAACAGTAAAATCTAGACAGAACCGCCTATAGAGATTATTCTGTAGGCGGTTCTTTTACTTAGACAGGAGACAGTAATGCCAGCGAAAAAGGTGAAGTTTTATGCCAAACGTCCGAATATGGAAATTAGTATAGACGGTAAGATTTATAAGTTTGAAAGTGGTGCGCTTTCTGTTGATGCAAAACTGGCAGAACAGATACAACGACATCATTTATATCGCAAAGACCACATCTTTATGGAGAAGGATGCAGTAACCGTAGATGGTCGCGTGGTTTCGATGAAAGATGACCCTAAGTTGGTTGAACTTCAAGAAGCAAAAAAATCAAACTCAGACCTAATATTTTTCCAGTTCAATGGGCGAACCAACATTGATGTAGATGCTGGACCGCATAAAGTTCGGTTTGAACAAGGCAAGGTTGCTGTTGAACCTGATGTAGCAGACTTTATTCGCAAGCATGTTTTTTATAGACAGGGACGTATTCAAGAAGTTGTGGTAGGTTAACATGTCTAGTTTTAATCCCTCTGGTTCAGGTACCGGTCAATTCTCAACACTCTCTGAGTTGGTTGATGATATGCTCAAAGAAAATGGTGAGGCTAGTCCCGCTGTCTTGAGGGCATTAGAAGAAAAGAAGTTTATTAACTACGCAAACCGTATTGTAGCAGACATCAACAGGCATCCTACATTCCTTGATTTACTAGATAACGCTTATGATGATCAGACTGGTTCTATGACCTCTGGGTCTAATGAACTAACAGTTTCTTCTGGGACAGTGACGTTTGGAACCTACACTCCTGTTAAAATAATAGGTGCTGGTCACAGTAACTCTGATTTGTATTCTTTCGTGGTAAAACCTAAAACATCTGGCGGTTCTGTTGTAAGCGGCACGTACTTACTTGCAGATGATGCTGATACCACTGTGTCAAATGTAGCGGTTAAACATCCGTATAAGGTCAGGTTAAAAAGATATCAGGCTATCGGAGACAGTCGAGCCATAGATGATGAAGTCGTGATTGAAGGTCTCAAAGCATATTATTCCGTAGATGACATTGATACAAATAACACCGGCTTGATACAGTTGAAGAACTCTATTTACCTAAACACCCTAAACAACTGGTTAGGTTCCGTGATTAATATTCAAGGTAATCTAGAGGTTGAGATTAACGAGTACACCTAATGGCTAGGCGTTTATTTCCTTTCAATCGTTTCATAGGTTTGGACACAGTTACCAGTCCTACAAACATGTCCGAAAGGTTTTTTGTAGATTTAGATGGGGCGTATGTAGATTTTCGTGGACAGATTGTACGAGGACCCGGTGTGGACAATACAGGTCAAGGTACAACTAAAATCTATAACATTGCTCATTTTGGGTCTGAGTACATTGTTGAGTACGAATATGATGGCACAGACGTTGATATTCGTTCACCAAACAATGTTATTTTTAACGGAGCATTCACCGCTTCGACAGCGGATATAACACCTATAAGTATTGTTAACTTTGACCAGAAACAATTTTCTTTTATGGAAGGACACGTTCCAAAATATTGGGATGGTACTGCTTACCAATCCGCTACTACAACTAATGCAAGTTCTCTTGGTCGCTACCCAGACGGGGGTCACGCCGTCAACATATTAAACAGACTGGCTGTCGCAGGGATACCTAATAAACCCACGGAAATCCACATTAGTGTACAGGATAGTTTTGATGATTGGCGTACTAATACATCGAGCGGCACAACTCCTGCCGCCACAGACGGCCTCATACTGGACGTTAAGAACCAGTTTTCCAGTAATGATGTCATTAAAGGTTTGGCGGTTCTTGAAGGAGACAAGCTGGTTATCTTCGGTCAGAACGAAACTCTGGTTTACCTCGCGGATACCAACATCAATCAGTGGCAAATCGCCAGAGACTTCAGAGTGCCAATCGGTATCTTCGGAAGAAACACAGCGGTAAACGTAGGTACAGACGTATTCTTCTGTAGTCGTTTTGGTATTCACAGTCTGAGACGTGCGGCTTCAGGACTTACACTTGAAACGATTATGTTATCTAGAGAGATACAAGATAAGTTTCAGGAAGCTGTACAGTCTTGCCCTACTACAGGGGAAAGACAAGAACCTCATGCCGTTTGGGATGGTGAAATAGGACAGTATCACGTTTTCTTTCCTCGCGACTTTACTACCCCCACCGGCACTAACGAAACATTTGACCGTTTGACATTTACATACGAACCCGGTGTTGGTCGTGGGGGTTTCAGGTCTTTCTCTTTCTCACCTCTTACAAACATTTCTTGTGCTTCTTTCTTTGCGAGACCAGATACAAGCGCACAGATTTCTGCTTTACAAGTTGGTACATGGGGAAACGGTACAGGTGATGGTCAGGACTTAACTAGAGGTTCTAAACCAGCCCAAGCTGATATGAGTATCCGTACACCTCTACTCAGTCTGAACACACCAGACCAGTACAAGATGTTTAAACGGCTTATTGTTCGGGCTGTAGGAACAGCCGATTTTACAATTACAGTCTTTGACCAAGACAATAATAACTTACAGTCTACAACAGTCCGTCCTGAAGCAGATAGCTTTTCTCCAACTACCGGTATTAGTGGTGACCAGACCAGACCAATTGATATTCCGATACCACACAGAGCCAAAGCCATCTCTTTGCAGTTTACTACGACATCCAGTTCTAACAACGATTATGACGTGGTTGGTGAGCTAAGAATTCTAGACTTTGCATTAGTGGTTGACATTAAATAATTATGTCTATGTCTATGTCTAGCCTAGAGATAAAAAATGATGTAGTATTGGGTGACATTACAGAGTTGTGTCTAGGCTCTGAATTGCACAGAAACTGGTACATAAAGGACATACAACGTCTGTTTATTGTGCCGATGGAGATAGACCAAGCACGACTGTTCTACAGGGACGGCAAGGTCATTGGGTTTATAAGTTGGGCTTTTTTGTCTTACGAGGCTGAAAATTCATTTTTAAACCGTACACGCAAACTACAGCCAGAGGACTGGAAGAGCGGACAACGGATATACATCATGGATTTGATTGCGCCATACGGAGATGTTGGAACACTTGGTAGATGGGTACGCGAGTATCTTACACCGATTGCTCCCAGCTTCAATACAGATAGGGCTTACTGGGTCCGAAGATATCCAGATGGTTCTATACGTAAAATAGGTATGGCGTTTGAGCATGTTACAAAAGATAAATCCTTATAGAGATGGTATCACATTGACAGACTGTGTTGATGTGCTTGACCCTATTCAATCCAAAATATTTTGTTTTAGCAGTGA